AACTAAACTACTAAATTTCCCGGAACTCTGGTTGTCACACACATACTGTCAAACTGAAAATGAATTCGAATTTTAACGAATACATGGTAAGCGTCGCTCAGGCATTTTCACCTTTCACGACATCAACCAGGGCTGAGTCTTCCGCGTTCAAAGCTCCCCGTGAGGATCCAGGTATCATATTGCTTAACAATATTGATAAATGGAATTCTCTTCCTTACTCATCATTTGAGAGTGCATTATCTAAAAGACTGCACATCCCTCATGAGATGAGTCATAAATATAGGATACATAGAAGCTATGTCCCATATTTACCAGTGGCTAATTTCTACTGTACATTAGAAAATGTAAAGACTATCGAAGCTGTTAATCGTCGTGTACTGCAAGATGCACAAGATTACAGCAGACGAATGTCTGAACTTTGTTCTATGTTTAGGATAGTATTAACCACCGAGGAAATTCAGTTGGAAACTGAAAAGTACTTCTTCTTATTGCTGATTGAACGGGCAATACCGGAACTAAAACTCTCAATAAATCTGGTCTTTTCCAGATATTATGCAGTTGAGGAACCACCTTTTGACCCAGATCATAACTACGGGCTGAAACTCTTTCCGAGGAGATTGAGAAGGAAAATCGATAATTGGATTGTAAAACAAAGACGCATCATTGAAGATGGTGCCTTTGTTATCAATCAAAAACGCGATTTTCTCATCAATACACTCTTCCAGGGTTTTAAGCGCGGGTTATTGCCGGCTAGTCCTTACATCATCGACCATTCTTTATTAGAAAATAAAGAACTATTGGGAGATGACCAGACTAACGAGCTTGATCTAGATGAGTCAAACAAGGTTCGGCTGCATGAAATCCTTAAGGATTTATTGAAGGGGTTGAAACCTCTACCGGATCATCGTAGTGCTAACACTATCATAAAGAACGGGTATAGGAAGGTAACAACCTCGGCGACGGTCGAATTTAATAGATCAAAATTCGGCACGATAGGTCATGCCTTATCGAAAGATAAAGCATTTTCTAAAGAGAGATTTTATAACAAGCGTGTAATTAGTGCTGAAGGACATAACATCCGAACAGCTGCTGATTATGCAAATGTTGATAATACTCCCATGACCTTTGCAGACATAGCATCTGCACTCGCCACCAAAGAGTTTTATGGGTATACCTATCCAAAGTATGAAGTAGGTCGGACCTCTCATACTTGCTATTGGCATCCAATTCCTGTCTACCAGAAAAACGTTTATTCAATCCATGATCTATGGGACCAAGATAACGTAGTCTGGGATAAATCTGACGAAAACACTCCTACTTACCGCTTTTGTGATCACTTAAGCAGGTTGGGTTACGAGGTAAAAGAACCTGAAGCAGTTCGAGCATGCGTGCTCGAGCCACTTAAAGTTCGAATTATAACGAAACCCTCAGCAGGAATGCATAGTCAGCTCCACTGGATCCAAGATCTACTATGGAATTATCTACGGACATTTGATCAATTTAAATTGATCGGACAGGAATTCGACCCACAACAGGATCTGTTGAAATTCTTAATGCCTAATCTCGGGAAATGGAATAGTGGCGATTACTCAAAAGCTACCGACAAGCTTCGTCAAGAAATGACGAAAATTGTGCTCGAAGCTGTAATCGAAACCATCTTTCCTAGATATTGGGAATT